GTGGGCCTTAGCCTCAGAAGCTTCTAACTTTGGTCGATATTCGGACTCGATTTCGTTTCTCAGTTCACCTTTGATAGTTTCGAGTGCGTTCTTGCGCACATCATCTTCAATCTCCGTGCGAATCTTCTCTGTTTCTCTCTCGCGTGCTTTGTCGAGTTTCTTCCGTATAATCTCGTCAGATCTACTACGGAATAATTCCTCTACATCATTATCGGCCTCGGCGTATTCGCCAGCCTCATTTAGTTTGTAAAAAGTTGCCATTCCTTTTTTACCTCCGTAAAAGTTAAACGTTACCTTAAATATATCACTTTTCCACATAGTTTTCCACATAGTTTTCCACAATGTGTTACAATAGCTTTGGTGAAGGTTATGCCCACCCTACCTTCACCTTTTTTGTATATTACACCCATAGAAACAGAAAACCGACTCGCCTGCGAGGGAGCCGGTTTTTTGTTGCGAAAAAGGAGTAATAACTCCTAGCTCTATTGTGCCATAGTGTTGGCGGAAGCGATAACAGTATCAATCTCTTCAGAAGTAAGACCAAGGTTGCGCCACAATGAGCGTGATTTGGTAATATCTGGAGCTTGCTGAGCGATTTTGACGAGCCCATCACCGAACTTCCCGACATCCTGCCTATAAACCGACAAGAATACTGGATTGGTAGCTCTTATCTTCTCTTGTAAATTATCATCTAATCGGCTCACACTATTATCGTGCATCCACAGAGTGACAGCAAAATACTTGAGTTCTTCAGCTAATTCATCTTCCCAACTTAAGATATCGTCTCTAAGGTCATCGTTGATGATTTCAAGCGCCTCAGTAGACTGCGGGGCATCGGAACTGATACCTAGGTTCACTAGACTGAGTTTCGTATCCGAGCAGAAGTTCCTAGCCGATACAAGGATAGTATCGTTAAATGGAGCCATTGCGTGCTGGGCGAATTCACCAATCTGCGGAATCTGGCCATTTTCATTTGGCCCAATCTTGAGTACATCACCGGTCTGACTTTCAACGGTATCTACGGCAGTATCGCTATCTGCACCAAGAATCACGTCTACTTTTGAATTGTAGTGATAAGCAGCAATCATGGCCTGGCGAATTGTCCTAGAGGCATCAATTATCGCCCCTCTAGCAGCGCCCGTGAGCACGCTTTGACCGAATGGACGCTTAGTTGTTGCCTTATGGGTCAAAAGCCCCATTAGAGGCCTTCCTGTGACGTTAGGAGCGATAGTTATCATGTCCCCTTCATGCGCAATAGTACGATCCGGCAAATATTCCACAAACGCATCTGGTCGTTTCGGTACCGTGCCGAAGCGGTCTTTCTTGGTTGCCTCTCTGAATACGGCCACACCACTCTTGAGGTTCTGGTCAAACCAGCTAAATGTACCAGTAGCTTCCTCCGCCGTGAATGGGAATACTCTGTCACCATTCACCGCTAAGAACCCACACCCACACACGAGCACATCATCTTTGATTTTGTTAAACGCTTCCTTGACTCTGTATTTCTCGAACAGCTCATTTAGGCCAAGCGTATCGTTCTCGAACCTGTCAAACTTCGTCTTATTGGCCCTAATTTCCACTGCTCTACGGCCCCATCCTACGTGTTGGATAGGAAATCTCTTCGCCATCTTCCCCTTTGAGAAGTCTGGGTACTCATAATCACCGAAGTAGAAGCTGTATTTGGTCCTTGAGCAGTTTAATCTCTTTTCAATCTCTCCCCAATCCATTATCTAACTCCTCTCAATACTGAAAAGCTAAGGTTGCCGGCTACCGAGCCTATACCTAGTAGCTTCAGTTCTTTATCTTTGAAATACAGAGTAGACGAAACATTCCCGGTAAAGCTCATCGACTCTGAGTATGGGCTAGCGCTCTGGCTCCACTGTGATGCGTCCGGCATCATGTCCACCGGCGAAGCAATGGAACGCTGCACGGATGAGGTTACCACCATCTTCACGTTGGCTCCATAAACACCCGTCGAATCGGCTAGGATAAGATCGTCTATGTCTTTCTGGTTATTGTACGCAATCTGTCGTAGGTAATTGCTAGCTTGCAAAAGTAACACCTCCGCACGAGCCTTCTCGTCTAATGTGAGTGGCTTCCAGGCGGCTTCTAGGTCAGCTACAGTTGCAAAGCTACTTTCGCTTGTTTTCGCCATTCTTCTTTGCTCCTTTCTTTGAGGGTTTCTTAGCGGCGGGTTTCTTCTCTTCCTTCGGCTCTTCCTTGGCTTCTTCTATCTCGAATTCTACCTTCGGCTCCCCCACCTTGATATCATCATCTGTTACCTCTTCAAAGAAGTCCGGTAGTAAAGAACCCGGTATTACCTCAAAAACCTGGCCTGTATTTTTGTTGCGGACTGTACTTACTTTAGTAATCATTTTATCTCCTTTCTTTATAATGATGTTATTCGCTCCGCTATTGCGTACCTGTTCCATCGTGTCGGGGTATTCCCGTCCATCTGTGCCACCGTGGTACCCACCACGTGCCATTCATAGCCCTCATAGCTCACAAAAGCCCCGTCAACGTCCTTCTCGCTAGTTTTAGGTATATGGATGAGTATTTGTGGCCGAGAAGCGTTAGGAGAGCCATTATTTGCGATTAAACAATCCTCTATCGCAAACGTCTCCAATCCATCAGTAGTTGGATGGTTTTTGAATGTTACCGTTGTTCCAATCATGACCTTGCCTTTCTATAATTAGTTAATATGCCATTCCGAGAGTTGTAGCCTTTGACGATAAACAAGCAGTCGCAGTTATCGTGACGAGCGAATAACTCGCCATCTGGGTAAGTGAACGTGCCGACTCGTGCCCGACACCAACCGCAAGTCTCCCCGACTAACGATCTGGTGAGTGTGGGCACCTTGCCCATGGACTTGCCGTTCTCGAATGCCTCATGTTGCGCATCCGCTAACACTGAATCGAAGAAACCAGTCACGATTTCTTTGTTTTCCCTACCTAAGTTGTAATTCTGGACCAATTTAGACGATAATCGCTCTATCTGGTCCTCTGGGTTCTCAAACCCAGTGCTTCCAATCGCTTCGCTGCCGAATAACGTACTGTTATCTCTGAACATCTTGTCAAAGAATTCGTTGCCAATGATTCCAAATGCCTTTACGAGCCGCCTACGCTTCTCGGTGGGCGAAATGTTAAGCGACAAAATGTAATCGACAACCTTCTGGGTCTGTTTGCTTAAATCTTTGGCAGCAGGTGAAAAATTCATCTTCTACTCCTTGCAAAGCCCCATCTGCCGAGCTCCTTGAGTGCACTGGCGGTCAGATCGTCAATCCTGGCCACTTCGGAAGCGTCTATATCGTCAAAAGTAGCGTCCGGCATGGTTTTAAGACGCTCAATCTCCTCGGAGGCCTTAGACACAGACCAGTTGTCGGTATCACTAAGCCTGGTTCCCTTCTGTCCAGCTAAATCTGCAAGATAGTTACGTTGATTCTCGGTCATATTTGCTCCGATTAGTTTTGCTAACCGCATTATGACCGCAAGCGTGGCGTAATTGTTGCCTCAATTATAGCACACAAAAAAGAGCCGCCCCGAATGTATGACTACCTTCCAGTGAGCGGTTCTTTCGGAAAGGTTACACTAGATTACTCTAATCAACCGTTACCCACTATACCACAAATGTGAGATAATGGGTAATAGAGGGAGGTGAACATTATGAGTCTGACGATTAGATATCTCGATCTGAGTCATGAAGATGTAGCATACCTTAGAAACGCCCTTGGACGCTATGAGGTCTACTTCAACCGGGTCGGAAACGCAACTACGCTCACTGCTAGTGGCGATATGAGCGATATGCTCGCAATACTCAAAGTTACATCTAAATATCACCATCAGAGTTTCATGCTTCGTCAGTAACCCCCAATTTGGGGGTTTATTTTTGTCCCTTGACGAAAATCCGTTTTATTTTACTCCTGTAATTTTGCCCACTACCACGCGCTCGGCGGGAGAATCCACCCCAATAACCACCTCCCCCCCTCTAAAGTTTTCCACAAGTAATGTTGTATGATATACTCACAAATAATGACAAAACCACGCACCAGAGGGGTCAGGGTCGACCCACGGAAGCAAAATTCTTCGCTTAGAGCAGCACTTCGTAGACGGGTAATAGCTACCTACGATACTTGCGCCATCTGCGGCCGAGAAGTAGATAAGACTCTCAACTATCTCGACCCACTAGCACCAGAGATAGATGAGATAGTCCCGGTCTCTCGTGGGGGTAGTCCTTATGACTGGGATAATCTCCAGCTAGTACACCGGGTATGTAATCAACGCAAGGGGAATAAGATGGCAGGGGATATTGATCTAGACCATGTGGAAAACCCTCTCCCAATCTCTCATTCGTGGTAGAGAATCAGTGATATCATGTAGGTAAAATTGAACCTTAAGATTCACGGACGACAGCACTAAGAGGGAGGTGATTATGTGTCAGCTAGATGTCGATATAACCAGCATCATCTTTTCTACATCAGAAGAAGCTGGAACACCAAGAAGCCAAAGCAGTTGAGAGCTTATTACTACTGCATAATTAGCATACCGATTCCTCTTCATGATAGAATCCATGCTAACGTTGAAACCGTTCCTGTCCCTAAGTCTAAATCTATAGACTACGCTCTTGACCAACTGGACTATCTGTCCCGGTTCGGGGCGATTAAGCCTAGCGATAACATAGAGAAAAGACTTAGTGTTCTCATAGCCTTGTTCGAGTGTATCGAACCAGAAACCGCAGAAGCCTTAAAGCAACAACTTCGTATCGTACGTGAATTCTATAGAGCTCCTCGATGAATGAGGGGCTCATTACACCAGTCTAGATACTGCTTAAAATATCATGCCACTTATTATTGTTGGCCTCGATATTGCAGTCTAACTGCTAAGCGAGCGGTTAGTGACTAAGTAAGTGACTAAGTAAGTGACTAAGTAAGTGCCTAAGTCCCATCGAACAAAAAACTCCCCGTAGGGAATTGTTTCTTGCGCTAAGACCTGACAGAATTAGCTATCGCAAGTGGCCGAGCTGGGAGTCGAACCCAGTTCCCCCTCTCTGGAATTTATGCGCGCGTGGGACCTTTACCGATGGGATACTCGGCCATACTGGTAGCAGGTGTTGGAGTCGAACCAACCACGACAACCTTATGAGAGTTGCAAACGGACCGCCGTTTATACCTACCACGCTCAGTATATCACAAGCTACTCAAGATATCGTGCCACTTCTTATTATTAGCCTCAATACTCCCACCATTAGCTATCTTCTTTGGGAATACTTTCTGTCCCCAATAAGCAAACGTAGCAGCGTCTAAGGCACTAGTGTTCATGTTCTTACTCATAGATTCCCAACCAAATCCACCATATCTTCCCATCTGTCGCATTTTAGTAACTCGTACGGTCTGATTAAGTAGCGGCTGATTGTAGTGACTAAATTCCTTCTTCTGAATAGCGTCATAGATAAACTGATGCGCAGCCACAATCTCCTTCATGTTAGGTTGGATTATCTTCTTCGCTGGTACACCGGCCCTGGTTAGTTCCTCAAATAGAATAGCTTGGCCAGTGGCCCCATCGATAATAATCTTGGAGCAGTTACGCCACCTATCTAGTAGCCATTTGGATAATCTGGCCCATCCTTCGCTCATAGGACGCTGCATAACAATCTCTACGTGTATCTTCCCGTCCTTTAAGGGTAAAGCTGCAGCCAATGAGTATTCACTACGGTCTGGGGCGAATTTGACGGCATAAACTGGGCGAAATGACTCGTCTAGCTCTGGTTTCTCGGTGTAGAGTGCATCCCAATCCTTCTGTTGGATAGCACGCTTGTCCTCCACTCCACTCCACCAGCCAAGTCTCATACGATTAAAGTCATCTGCTGCTAGGCTCCTAGCCTCAGCCTCGATAGCACTTCGGAGAAGAAAAGTGTCGAGGCTGGGGTTAGTAGCATACCATGCTTCTATGTCATCTTTGTCTGTAAATCGCTCCACGCTCCATTCTGTCCAACATCCGCTCTTGCCGGTCATAATCTGTTTACGGGTACGAGCGAATACTTCACCTAGAGTAGTGGCCATTGGTGGGGTACCACAATAGATCACCTGTGGATTGCCGGATTTGGCAGCCGAAATGGTAGGTAGTAAGGTTGCCTGATGATCGTCTGTCACGTCTGCCGCCTCATCGCAGATAAGCTCGTCATTAGTCGTACCAAGACCACCAAGGCGAGTTCTCGTTCTGAAGGTATAGCGCGCACCATTCATAAACTCAAGATAGTCGTAGTTCTTGGGCTTTCTACGAAATTGAGGGGTCAGTAGATTGAATATTTCCTCATAGTCGTTCTCGTAGAAGAACTCCTGAACCCGGCGCTTT